TAGGCGACGGTATAGAACCGGATTTCTACTTTTCAGTGTGGAATCAGTCGCCTACGCCCTTTTCGTTTATACACAGAATTAGATTGATTTGGTGGTTGATTCGTGGTAAAAATCTTGAGGGTGGTGATGTTATTGTCAGTTTGAAAGACACTCAAGCAATTATTGACTTTCTATGCAGAAAATTAATGGATAACAAAATTCTGCTAGAACAACACAAAAACAAGAAAGAAAAAAATGCCAAAGAGAACAGTTAAAAAGGTTAATCCAGAGGAAGTTCCTATTCTGGAAGCGCCTATTAGTGAATCCGCGGAACGAATACTAATGGAAATGGAAGAAACGTGGAGTCCAGGCGAATCCCTACCCCGTTATGTGGTAGTACGTAGTGGACTCAGGGTATCGGATAAGGATTATCCGAAGTCAGATGAACCAAGAGCTATTGCTGAAAGAGACTTTTGGCGTAAGGTCATCGAACGTTGGCCTGATGGAACAAAAGTTGAAATCGTTCAATACGATAAGAAAAGGCATAGAGTCTGGTAATATGAATAAAAGAAAAAAGAAAGTTCGCCAAAACGAACGCGTGTATCTTTCGGGTTCCAGAGAAACAAAGCTCAATAATATAATGGGGTGTAGATGCTCTCTGACCAGTATAGATGATGCGTGTTATAGTCCTGACCCTCTTACTCAATTCTTAAATAGGAAAGCATATTACAAAAGTATAAATGAAAAATAAATCACCAGAAGAATTGCTGGCTTCTCCAGAACTTACGGAATCAGATGTTGTCACACGGATGGCTGCTGCTAGTTCGTTAGCAGAGAATCCGGAAGTGGTAAAAGAGGTTCTAAAGTATGGGAAAGTTCCTGTCAATTATAGACCAACAAGAGAAATGTTGAGAAAACCGGCAGAACCGGGTCTTCTAACTCTAATTGCAAACGCAACTACAGAAATGGAAGTCAACAATCTCGTTGAAAAAGGAAAGTTAGATTACAAGGGCGTTCATCCTAGTACCATAAGGAAATGGGAGAAAGCTGCCAAAAAGAGAATAACACAATTCGGTAAGTAAGTATATTAGACTCATACTTATTCCAGTGAAAACGTGGTAGAGAAATCTATCACGTTTTTATTTTTTGTATTTGTTTGGTGATATTTATAGGTGTGGCAGCAAAAAACAATACAGAAAATTTACCACCAGTTTACGTTCTTCCGTCCGAAAATAAGGATCTTCAAGTTTTCTCTAAAAGATTCAAAGTGGATATGATGGAACAGGTCATAAGGGCTATCGAATTTGCTGTCGAACATCGTTTACCTTTCATTGAAGTATTTCAGTTCAAAAATTCAGATTTTGTAATAACACTTTCAGAAAAGGATTACTTAAACAATCTTGATAATATCTACAAATATTTCTTAGAGAAAGAAGTGTATGAATATTGTCCAAGAGTAGTTCAGTTACAGAAAACTATAAAGAGCACAACGCTCTCCAGCATAAATGATGAAAAACAAACGTTCGGAAATAAATGAAGTTAAGGACACCAGTCCTATTATCCCACAACGCAATAAAATCAGGAATCTTCTTTCGATTCATCAAAGGCAACTAAATGAAAAACAAAAACAGTTTTTGGAACTTGCTATGGACAAGACTACAAAAATTATATTCGTGTCTGGACCTGCCGGCACGTCTAAAACGTATATGGCAATATATGCTGCACTTACATTACTCAACCAACGGAGAGTAAGTGACTTAATATACATTCGTTCAGCAGTAGAATCATCGGAAGCTAAACTTGGTTTTTTGCCAGGAGAAGCAGAAGACAAAATGGCGCCATATTTGGCCCCGTTATTAGATAAATTAACAGAATTACTTCCAAAAAGCGATATAGATTCTTTAAAGAAGGAAGAACGTATTTCATCAATTCCTGTAGGATTCCTTAGAGGATTGAATTGGAACGCTAAAGTTATAATATCCGACGAAGCTCAGAATATGACTTTTAAGGAGCTTTTTACATTAATCACCAGAACAGGCGAATTTAGTAAAATGTTTATTTTGGGAGACCCCGAGCAATCAGACCTTAATGGTAAGAGTGGATTTCTTAAAATGGTATCCTTTTTTGATGATGAAGAGTCAAAAGCGAACGGAATTCACGTATTCAAGTTTACCGACGATGATATTGTAAGAAGTGGTCTAGTTCAATTCATTATCAAAAAAGTTCGAAAAACGTCGTAAGATTCTATTTATAGGTTATAGATTTTATGGCCAACGAACGAGTATCACAACTAAACGAACTATTAGCATCAGAACTCTCGACAAACGACCTTTTCCTCATAACGGATATGAGTTTGAAAGAATCGAAGAAACTGGAGTTGAGCCAACTTATTATTTTCATACAAGCTAGTGGAAGTTTTAATGCTAATCATGCTTACACCAGCGATTCAGCATCATACGTTCCTGGCTCTGGTGTAAATGGACCTGTAATAAGTGCTAGTTACGCTGATTGGTCACATAGCGGTAGTCATGCTCTTGCTGCCGACTCTGTAGTATCCGCTTCTTATGCCCTCAGAGCCACATCTGCTTCTTGGGCACCAGGCACTTCTATTCCCAACACTTCCTCATACGCATTAAGGTCTGGTTATGCTGACTATACAGGAATAGCGTATTTTTTGTTTTACAACGGTCAACCAAACGGAACAGCGTCTTGGGCTAATACTTCATCTTTCTCTTTACACACAATAAATTCAGATACATCATCATACAATTTAAGTTCTTCGTTTGCTAAAAGAACAGGTATGGTATTTGATTCGACATATTTCACAGAATCTAATCTTTCAATATATCAACCATCAGGGTTTCATGCTGTTCTTCGGACGTATCTTCCTTGGAGTCCTGATTATTATCCCATGACATTTCACAGATATATTTTAAGGTCTTATATCACAAGTGGAATGACTAAATACTATTCAGATCCGGTTTATTGTACTGTTGATGATGCAATACCTTCATCAGGATGGAGTGTAGATGTTTCGTGGAACCCCGCTAGTGGTGTGGATGGATATTATTTGGAAATGACATCATCAAATTACTCTGGAATAGTTCACGTTGACGAAGATAGTTTTACCGGTTCCATTGACATAAGCAGTCCAACAACCACCTTTTTTGATGAAGGGTCGGGAAGTTGGAATAATGTACAGGTGTCATTTCCATCCATAGGATCTACTGATGCTAACCAATATGTTACATTTAATACGAATGCTTTTCCTTCTTTTACTTCTCCAGTAAAAGCATTTGCTGAAGTTACCTGGAGTAATAATATATTGTTACCAAAATTGGTTGTGCAAAGTAACATAGCATCTATAACATATTTGGGTCATTTTGCTGGTGGTGCTCATGCACCGACTTATACGCCAGCTTACACGTGCTCAAATTTTGGAATTATGTTTACAACCCCATTAGCAAGCGCAAATTATTGTGTAATTGGTAATGTTAATCAACCTTATAATTTTACAGAAAGAGGACTTGTTGCTTGGAGTAGTAAATATTCTGCCGCGACATTAACCGGTTTTACTATGTCTATGGTAACATATTTCGATAATGATTATTGGACAAATGTTGAAACCGGTGCTTATACAGCAACCAAAGTTACGCATATGGTATTTATGGTATTAGGAGCATAATATGTTAATAGGAAACAAAAAAGTATCACAGTTGTTGAATTTGACTCCTGCTGAAGTTCAAAGCAACGATTTATTTCTTATTATTGATTCTAGTACTAAGGAATCTAAAAATATTGATGCTAGTCAACTGGCTTCGTGGTTGAATGCTAGTGGAAGTATCTATGCTATTCATTCTATTTCGGCCGATACTGCTTCCTATATCCTTGGGGTTAACGTTGTTGGACCTGTAGCTCTAGCTACTCTGGCCGCAACCGCTATTTCTTCTTCTTGGGCTGATAGGTCAGGTTATGCCGATACATCAAATAGCTCATCAAATACTATAACAGCTTCTTTTGCTCTAAATGCTTCTGGGTTGTCAATTACATCGTCATATTTACAATATTCTGGATTTCCCAACGGAACCTCTTCCTACGCGTTATCAGCAGGTTCGGCTGAAAATGTCTATACTGCAGCATATTTGCTTTATTTTGGCGGCGATAATGGAACGGCATCATACTCTATAGTAGCATTATCTACCAGTTTTTGTGATACCGCAAATACGGCCTCTTATTTTAACAACGTATCAGGAACAGTAGGCAGTGCCTCTTATGCTATTAGCGCAAGTACTGCTGCCACATGTCCTTTGGCTGAAACGGCGTCATATTTACAATTTTCTGGAACTGATAATGGAACT